AGTAAGCTCATTTTTCTTGTCCTTTTTCTTTTTGTTATTAAATATTCTGTCCCAATTCTCTTTGTATTTTTTTTCATTAGGATTTCTACGTCTAGAACCCTTACCTCCGTGCCACTGACTCATTATCCCTCACAAGCAAGACACTCGGTATCTTCTAAATTAATTCTAGGTACTTTAACATTTACATTTTCTACAGTTCTTGCAGCATTAGAACGGAAATAATAAAGTGATTTAAGTCTGTTCATACCATACCAATGAACATCATTTACATACTGCATATATTCATCATGTATTTTTTGAGGCTCTGTAGCTTTAGGTAATGTAAAGAATAAATTAACAGACTGTGCTTGACAAATAAACTCTTGTCTTTTGTAAGCATGTTCAACAATCCATATTTGATTTATTTCATTAGCAGTTTTAAATATTTCTTTTTCATCATCAGTAAGAATATCTAAGTGCTGAACAGAACCTTCATTACCTGTAATATCTTTCCATAGTGCAGTCAACTCGTCAGCTTTAAGTCCTTTAGACTTTAAGAGTTTTTCAAGGTATTTGTTTTTAACTTGGTAACTACCGGATAAAGTTTTGTGAGTATAGCAGTTAGCCCTATAAGGCTCGATACTAGGAGAAGTCCCACTGCAGATGATACCACTACTAGCGTTAGGAGCAATAGCAAGGAGATTAGCATTACGCTTACCACTACCGTGGATATCAGGAGCCTCGCCCCTTTCAATAGCCAACTCTTTAGTTGCTTCTGTCGCCTTGAGTTTAATGTAAGTAAATGCCTTATAGTTAAACCCAGATGCGTAAATACCCTCGAAAGGGATGTTCCTACGTTGAAGATAAGCATGGAAACCCATAGCACCAAGCCCGAGACTCCTTTCTCGATACGCTGAATAGGCACTCTTAGTGAAACCCTCCTTACCTTCTCTAACATAGTTTTGAAACCTTTTAAAATTTGCACTGTATTCTCCTAGTTGTGTTGTATCTATTGCGTTGTCAATATAATGTTGAATTATATTATCAAGCATGGTTATTAAATCTTGTATAAAGTTATCGTCCTTTGACCATTCATCAAAGTATTCTAAGTTTACAGAAGACAAACAACATACTGCTGTTCTTTCTTCATCAGTTGGTAAAGTAATCTCTGAACATAAATTACTTTGACGTATCTTTAATCCTAAATCTTTTTGTTGTTTTGGTAAAGCTTCGTTACACTTATCAATATTGACCATGTAAGGCTCACCTGTTTCAGCCCTGGCATTTATTATTTGCCACCATAAGTCTCTAGCATTTATAACTTTAACAGCTTCATTAGTCTTAGGGTCAATCAATCTCCAGTCTTCATCTTTTTCTACAGCTTCAAGGAAAGCATTAGTAATGTTTACACCGTTATGAAGATTAAGATTTTTTCTGTTTATATCCCCACCAGATTCTTTTCTCATGTTAATAAACTCTTCAATCTCCGGATGACTTATATCCATGTAAGCTGCATAGCTTCCACGTCTAGTAGTACCTTGATTAAAGGCTAACATCTGTGAATCAACTACATGGATGAAAGGAATTGAACCAGTAGAACGACTGCCATGAGTAGTAGAAATACCGTTGCTCCTAATATCGCCCCAATATCCACCGATGCCTCCACCTGAACTTGCCAACCATATATTTTCATCATAGTGAGCAGATAAACCACTGCGACTGTCAGGAACATAATTAAGGAAACAACTGATAGGAAGCCCACGAGTGGTTCCCCCGTTACTAAGAATAGGAGTGCTAAACATGAACCAACGAGAGGAACTGTAGTTGTAAAGTCTTTGAGCCAACTCAAAATCCGTATCGCCTTTGAAGGTTGCTCCAAAGACTGATGCTCTTGCGAATGCTTCTTGTGCATGTGTTTCTCCTTCCCAAAAATATCTATCTTTGAGTGTATCTAAACTAAATTTATCAAATTCTTTTTCTTTATTATAGTTTATTTCAATTCCTAAGTAAGGCTTAGTTCCTATTTTATCCTCAACCATTATCTTGTTCCTTATTGTTTACATATAATGCTATTATAGCATAGTGAATTATTTTATACAAGTCTAAATTATTCTTTCCATTCTTTTTTCCAAACCTCATAGCATACTTCATAATGTTTCCAAGACAGAATCCTTCTCCGTATCCTGAATCAATTATCATATCTGTTGCTTGATACTTACCATTAGCATAATGTTGGTCATAAGTATTACCTATATAAGCCTTGACTTCGTTTACAATCTTATCTTCATTAAATTTATAATTCACTACTCTTCCATTCCTTTGGTAAACTTTCTTCGTTATACCATCTAAAGTTATTTGTTTCTGCCCACTCTGCATGAGTTCTTTTTGTCCCATCTTTTCTTACCTTTGCTCCCGGCATTGGAGAGAAAGGTTTTTGGAAAAGAAAGACTAACTCATAATTATCAGGTAAAGCATCCCTAATATGTATGTACTTACTATACTCCGCATAGTCCCAAAACCTACCTTTAGCTTCAATCAATATTGTTCTATCATCTATAACTTTTACAAAGTCAGGTTCATATGTATGTTTAACTACATAGTTTATGTTATCCCAATGATGACTCCAATCTTTTAAAACTGTTTGGTGTATTTCATATTCCCAAATACTATCATAGCCTTTAGGAACATTTACCTTTTTAGGTCTAGGTTTTCTTGGTACTCTTCTAGGCATTGTCAATAGAAGAATCGTAGTTTTTAACTAGCTTCCAGTATTCAAGTATAGCATTAAACATACCTAGATGTCTTTCATGAGATTCTTCATCCCATATATGATATAATATTAATCCAGTGTCAGCTCTGTCTACAAAGATAGAAACTCTTTGAGGGTTATTTATATTACACCCTTGAGCATATGCTGATAACTGCATACCATGTTCATCATAAACTAACTTAGAAGGGTCCTTGCCTTTTAAATTATCTTTAGTTTTAAAGTCAACAAAGATTCCAGATTTAGAATATAAATCTATCTTACCACCATAGCCCGAATCAGCACAGAAAGAATCTTCTGCTATCCATTCTTCATCAGGAAAGTTTTCATCTAACCAAGCCTTGATAAGTTTGTAAGGTTTAGTTTTAGATATACCTAAGAATCCTTTTTCAATTTGATAATGAATCTTAGTACCTTTCTTTGCAGCTTCCATGCCAATCTTTTTAGAATCCATCTTACATCTGTAAGCAAAAGACTCAAGAGATTCTCCCTTATTTTTTTCAAGGGTAAGTGCAGAATTTAAAGCTTGATTTATCTTCCAGTTTTCTAGAGATGGTTTGGCTATCATACCTAAGATGGTGGTAACAGAAGGAACAAGACCTAGATTTTTAGCATCTCTAAGTGTTGTGTTCCTTTCTTTACCATTAGCACCTATGATTGTATACATAGGCTCACCATCTTGAGCATACCAATGTCCAGACTCAGACGTAAATTTATTATAGCTATCTAATTTAGTTTTGTCAATATCTTTTTTATTTTTCACGATGATTTACCCACCTTAATTTTCTTGTCTCTGGAATGAATAGTAAAAATCTAACATCTGCTTTCACTTGTTCCGGAGTTCTTGTTGATTTTGATTGCCAATGTGTCTTTTGATTAGCCCTCTTTTTTAAACCTGCTGTCTTAACATCTACTAATTTAATGTTACCTTCAGGGTCTCTGACTACTAAATCTATAAGTCCATCACAACCACAATTTTTAAATACTTCATATCCATTATCCCATAACCAAGTCACAGCATAATATTCAGCTAGGTCTCCTTTTCTACTGGCTGATTTTTCTTTAATGTGTTTCATACCAATTGTCTCCTATTTTATACTCACCTGTCAAGGGGCAACGCATATTAAAATACTCACTTGCTTTCTCAATAGCTTGAACTCCAAGTCTACCTACAAAATCTGCTTGAGATTCTTTGACTTGTATCTGCCATTCATCATGAATGTTTGCAACAAACTTAGCATCAAGAGTATTTAAGTTTATTAATTCTTGTAAGATACACATAGCTTTCTTCATAACAATGGCACCCCCGCCTTGTAATAAAGTATTAAGTGCAGCATGTTGACTACGTACA